TAAGGTCTATCAACCCAGTAATGAGAGGATAATTATAGACGTTATAGTATCCAGTGCTGTTGTTCTGCAACCCATTTGAGGTTTCGCTCGGTGGTGGGGGCAAGGTTGCCGACTTGTCCTGCGGAATAAACTGCACGAAGGTCTCGCCGCTCGTATAAACGATGAGAGTGGCTGGGTCAGTCCAATCAAGGGTTAGCGAGTAGATGGTGAGGTCTCTGTTGGACTGCGGTGCAGCAGCGGTGCTGGGTTTGATGCTCGGTAAGAACACGGGGAGAGCACCTGTCTCAATGGTAAAACGGAGAATGCTTAAATAATACTCTTCGGGATTATACAAGAAGGGAATGGAGCGGCTTTCGTTAAAGTAGAACACGGGTGGCTGGGTGGTTGTGCTTTGAAAATTACTCACGACAAGGTCAAAATATATTTGGTCGGCACTCACTTCATTTTTAGCAGTGTTTAACTGGGACATCTCTATACAATAGAACGATATTTATTTTCGCTAAATTTAAATCTTATTATTAATATCCCGTCTTGATTAAAAATATCATCTCGTATCTCGGTGGTTTGAGGGAGGTTAATGTAAGCGTAGTATCCACATTGGTTTGTGCTGGGTTGTCGTGAGACCACTCTGCGTCGGTCGTGGTTTGCACTTGTGCTTGGAGTGCTGCCGAATTCACTGGAAGAGGAAGAGGTCCATTAGAGGGTGTGGCTGACGCACCCGTCCTATCAACCACAAAAATAGGTTCAACACCAGCCCCCAAGTTGGGTGATAAATCAGTCCAAGTCCCCTGCAATGTATCACCAGTCCCTGCGGTCTCGCTTAAAGTAAAGGGGGGCAGATTACTCACGGCGATAGGAAAATCAATGGTGGCTGTTCCCGTGTTCCCGACGGAAGGATTGGTGGGTTGTAAGCCGACGTTTGTAGCAACAGGAGACGGATAAAAACTTGTTAGATTGGGGATGCTGAAATTGTTAGGAAAGTCGGTTAGGTCGCTGACGGAAGTCCAAAAATCGCCGAGCATTTCGTAAAGGTTAGGAAAGTCCGCTTTGGGAATATTCGCACCATCACAGACACGAAATTTGCTGCTAATAGTAGAGACCGCACCGCAATAAGGGAATATTGTTCCCACAGGCACAGGGTAATCTGCAAGACCACTTGAATTTTGGACGGACATTATATAATAATGAAGAGATTATTATATAGAAAAAATAATGCTAAATCGGTAGTGTAGGGTCAGTGTAGCCGTGTAGGGTGTAGGGTCGGTTTTTGTTCCGTAGTATAGAATGGTTTGCTCTGCTGTATTTTATAGGAATGAAATAAAAAGACCCTACACACTACACCCTACACACTACACTACACTATCCCCATCGTGCTTTCATTATAGGCACTAACTCTATTTTGGGTGCAGTAATATCAGCATCAAGAGTAATGTCGGCAGTAATATCAATTGGGTCGGGAATAGAGCCACTATCAAAATTCACGGCGATAGGTTGAAGACCCTCGTAAGTCCCAGCAATATCTATATTAGCACTTTTGACGAGCCAATCGCCCGTGGCTGTATCTCCATCAGTAAAACGTTGGAATTTTGGGTTCTCATCGCTATCATTATCACGAGAGATAGGTTGATTTACCCTGAATACATCAGCTGGGTCGCTGAATCCACCCGTGTCGTTCATCGCTCTAAAACTCTTGGTTAAACTATCGGCTACGTAAGACAGAGACAAGGTGGGAAGATTATCTGCTGTGAGTAAAATCGTAGCCGTGTCGGGCGTTCCTACACTACCTATATCGCTTACTATATCTTGGTCGGGAGTAGTAGAGCCGAGTAAAAAACTATACGGATTATCGAGAGCGGTAGTTCTCACCAAGTTGGGTGGTTTGAAGGTGGTATCACTCAACGAGTAAGCACCGCCGAGTAGAAAAGCCAAGTCAGGGTAATCCGCTTTCAGCAAGGTCTGCCCTGTGGGGATAATCCACCCAGCATTCTCAATCAGTCCTCGGCTACTGGTTTTTCCAGCCCAGTATAGGACACTTCCAATAGGCATTGGGAAAGCTCCATCAAATCCATTATTCTGTTGTGCGGACATCTTATAATAATAGATGAGATATTATTATTATACTAAATGTAGTCAATTATTAAAATTCGGGGTTTGGAGCGATTAGGAAGCCGCTTAAAGCAGGGCAGAACGTGGCTGAACCGACCACATTAGAGTAAGCAGGGGTTGTCCCTCCTCCCTGCCCGAGTGCAGCCAGTGCGGCTTCACTATCATTTGCTTCAACTACTAAAATTCCAAGAGGACTAACTGGCGAGAACAATGCCGCATTATTGGTTTCAATCGCTTGGGATTGCACGACAAATTGGGCTTGTTGAGCCAACACTGCGTCCAACGTTTGAGACACTAATCGCAGTTGGTCGTCGTTCTGTGGAAGCCCGATGGCTTTGATGATATACAAGCACGATATACCGCCGTATTGGACTGGATAATCATCATTAATAGTAATTGTGATGGGTGCATCTGCACCTACACGAGTAGCGGTAAAGGCAGAGGCAATCGCTGTAAAAGGGACACTCACCTGCGTATCTGTATCATCCCAGATAAGCTGGGGGAGTTGTCCTGGAAGCCCGACGGCTTTCACTTTATTCAAGGCGACCCCTTTTTCTTGAATAGCAGGAAATTTGGAAAAATTAGCAATTGTTGGATGGGTTGAAGTGAATTTAGTAGCATCAATGGGCGGAATATTAGCGGCAGTAAGCACAGCAGTATCACTCGTGGCTATTTCAGGTGGGAGCAACCCAACACTGCGGGTGAGAGAGGGTTGAATGTAATTTGCAGGGATGGTAAGGGACGGCAGACGAAACACAGGAGAGGGGTCGGCGGATAGGGTGTAATTTGTTCCAATAACCGAGTATAGTTCTCTGTAATCGGCTTCAACCAATACACTCCCATCACACAAGAGCCAAGATGGGGGGATTTTGCCGCTGGTTAAGAAGAATGGGACAATCGTTCCCACAGGGACGGGGTAGGCATCGTATCCAACAGAGTTTTGAACGGACATTATATAGTATAACAGCAGATTAAAAAAGGATATTTGATTAAATTAATTATAAGATAAAACTACTACTACTAAACTACTTCTTGGCTTTTGCTGGCTTCTTTCTGTTAGGCTTCTTCTTGGCTCCAACCTTCTTGTCTTCCCTGTCTAACAATGCAAGCAACTCTTCGGCTTGCTTCTTGGCTAACGCTTCCTTCTTATTCCATCTCAATGCGTCTTGTCTGTCCTTCTCACGCTGCTTTAAAAGAGCATCTTGGCGTTTGGCTTCTACCTCTTTATTGTAAGCGTCGTAGATGAGAGGGGTCTCTCTCCACATTGTGCAACAATCGTGGATAAGAATTTGCTGCTCCAATATCGGGTCTTTTGCAACAATCCAGTGTTCGTATTTGGTGTTGCGTGGGTGCCCGAACAGCCAATACACGTCTTTGTCTCTTGGTGAAGCGATGCCGATAGCCCCGAAGCGAAGGTTGCCTCCGTGCAAGAGTTGGTTGCGTAGAGATGAAGTGAAGCACTGGAACGCCCCATTATTTCTCTGTTTTAGTAGCATCTCGTGTTTCTCCTTGCCGCCCCAGTCCTTCTCTTGTATTTTGGTCTCATCGCTGATAATTTGCTGCTCCAATATCGGGTCAATGTGATGATAGAACAGGAACGAGTCGGGGTCGTCCTGTAATGCATCCTTGAATGCTCTCACCTCTCGGTGTTGGGAGCGGGCTGTCTCCTCGTATATTATCTCTCCGTTGTCGTCCTCAATCCAGTAGTGTCCGTCAATCCGCCTCGTCCCTTCAACGAAGTTGTATTGGTCTAACTGGATAACCTTACTCCCATTTTCTTGATTGACTTGATTGACGACGAATATAGTTTCTCCTGCACCGCTCATTATTATAACTTTTGTCTTGCGACTTGTTGTTGTATTGATGCTTATAGAAGTAAGCAGAAATCGTAATCAATTTTCTACACAATGTTAAGTGGAAATAAATAGGGATATACTATAAGATGTATTGTTTCCACTGGGTCAGTGTAGGGTCAGTGTATAGTGTATAGTGTAGGGTCTATTTATTTCGTTCCTATAAAAAAGCAGACAGGCAGAGTTTCCTATTCTATAAGTTTGGATATATTTGCACCCTACACCCTACACGGCTACACTGACCCTACACTGACCCAGTGGAAACAATACGCCTTATAGTATATCCCTATTTATTTCCACAATCGCAATTGTAGAAAATTGATTACGATTTATACTTACTTCTATAAGCATCAATACAACAACAAGTCGCAAGACAAAAGTTATAATAATGAGCGGTGCAGGCACTCTATACTTCTACAAGGGAACAACCTTCCCCATCATCGCCCCTTCCTTCGGTCAGGACGAGATAAAGAAGCTGGCGTTAGAAATGATAATGGAAGGGTTGAAGAGTAAGGTCAGTAAGGAGCAACAGATTGCTGACTACAAAGAGCAGTTAGACAATATTGAGGAAACGCTATTCCGTCATTGCAACCCAGCGACTGCCGAAGGAATGAAGACGGCATCAAGGATATTAGGACGGAGCGAAAACAATTTATACTCAATTTGGGCGATTGATATTTGTGCTTTGCTTATATTGAAGGCAATTCCTGACGACAACGACAACGGAATAGTAAGTTGGTCGTCAGGACAGGGGGGTATTTAGATTATTTCATTAGTTAGATAGTTAGATTATTTCATTAGTAAATTAGATTAAAAAAGGAAATCCTTTTTTTAATCGTTTAGATTATTTCAACACTATAATAGATTAAATACTGATATAATTTTAAAATTATTACTTGTAATAACCTATTTGATATAATCTATTATTGTATTGAAATAATCTAAACCAAATATATTGAAATAATCTAAAATCGCATTGAAATAATCAATCTTCCTCCTCATCATCATCAGTTATTCTTTATTCATTGTTGCTTTGTTGCTTATATAAGTTAGGATACACACGCTTCATTTTTAAATTAAATTAAATTAAATCGGTTAATATTAAAAAACTAATTTAATTATTCCCATCGTTTGATAACCGAGAGATGTTCTACGGGGATATACAGGTGGGGCTTCTCGTCCCATTCCAATCTCGCTCTGCTGAATGATTGTATTTCGTATTGCTTGAACTTCTCCTCATCGTAGTTGATGTAAGCCAAGCAATCGGTGAAGTTGAAGAGCAGAGTGAGCGGTTTGTCGTTGTTCGTCGTCTTATTTTGAGTTATCATCGTCGTTGGATAGTGCTTTAATGTGTTTGTTCTTGATTTGAGCTCGTAAAATTGCTCCTCATCAAAGAAGTCGTATTTTGCAGTATCGCTGACCGACGCTTGAATGTCCTGACTGAAATAAGAGCGGATTACAGGGAGAACCTTTTCCTCCATCTTTTTTCCGTATATATAAGAATTTTTCCACAGAACCATCTATATAACACAGAGATATTTTAATTCGCCTAAATGAACGAAAGAATAATCTAATTGTATTATAAAGCGATGGGCGAAATTCAGCAACGAATAGGAATACCAATGAGTAATGACGACCTTGAAAAGTATTTAGCAATCAAGCCCAGTGATGTGATGAAGTATAGCGACCTCTCTTCTTATAAAAATATTGAAGAACTCCTACCCAAAGACAAGGACTTTCAAATTGTCCTCATTGAAGACACCTACAACTCGGGACACTGGGTCTGCGTGATGCGATACGGAAAGACGATTGAGTATTTCAACTCTTACAAGGACGCTCCCGATGCAGATTGGAAATTTATTCCTAAAATGATGCGGCTTATTCTCGGGCAGGGGTCTAATGAGATGACCCGCCTCTTGAATGACGCTAAAAAACGAGGGTGGAATGTCGTCGTTAATAATCACAAATATCAAAAGTTAGACCCCAATATACAGACCTGTGGTAGGCATTGTGTGATGCGGATTGAGACGATGAGAATGGGATACGATAACGCTGCCTATAAACTGATGATGAATAAACTATTGAAAAAACACCCCGAAAGCGGTGGGTCTTACGATTGGGTCGTCTCTAAATATATTGTTTAGTGTAGGGTCGGTGTAGCCGTGTAGGGTGTAGGGTGCAAATATATCCAAACTTATAGAATAGGAACCCTCTGCCTGCCTGCTTTTTTATAGGAACGAAATAAATAGACCCTACACTATACACTATACACTGACC